GAGGCTAATTTATGAAGGGTAAAGTAATAGATTTATTTGAAGCTGATAAAACACTAGATAGTGTTAATGAGGTACTTGAGGTTGCGGTAAAAGATGCAAAAGATTCTGTAATTGTCAATTGCATGATAGTAATGGTTGACGACAACGATTCAATAACATATAGTTATGCAAACTTCTACAGGAAGATAACTATGGTTGGCGCATTAGAGAAGCTAAAACATATTTATCTTGAGGACGATTCAGAATAGATAGTAAACTAAACGAAGGAGATTAAAATGGAAAATTTGATTGATTGGGTTGTATATTTTCACGGTTCATTCTTTATACGAATGGTTTTACTCTTTACAATTATGATGAAGTATTATAACTGGGTAGACAAAGAGAGCAAGCAATGGATGGTAACTAAACTTGTATGGTATCCAATAGCTGTCGTGTTTGCAATAGCCGATGTTATATACAACTGGTACTCATCAATTACGTATTGGGATAAACCTGCAGCGTGGGATGAAACAGTATCTTATAGAGCAGACCGATATGTTTTGTTATATAAAGATAAAGCTAATCTGAGTCGTCTTGAAAAGTGGCGGTTCTATTCATCTGTTGGTTTATGTTTTGTACTTGGTTTTAGTGACCCCTCTCATTGCGGTGGATTATATGTATCTAACCTTTTTGAATTATTTAAAATTAAGGTTAAGAACATATTCTAAATGGAACAGAGAGTAATTGAACTAACACCGTCGCAAACACTATTTGTTGAAGATGATTTTTCAAAGGCTATTGCTTTCGTTACAGGTTTTGGAGGTGGAAAGACTTTCTCACTTGTAACGAAGATGGTAGACTTGAAGACAACCTATCCGAAGGTTGACCTCCTATATTTATTACCCACTTATTCTATGTTCCGTGATATTCTATTCCCAACGTTAATTGAGGTCTTAGAAGATACTGGAATAACATATAGAATCAATAAAACTACAGGTGAGATTTTTTTTGATTGTGGTGGACGCGTTATTCTCAAGTCTATGGACAATCCAGAGACGATTGTAGGAATGAATGTTTTTGCAGTTCTCCTAGATGAGCTAGATACCCTTCCAACAGACAAAGCAAGACAGGTTTGGATTAAGGCATTAGCTCGGGCAAGAAAGAAGGTAAATATATTTGAAGAAGACGGCAAAACCATCAAGCTAGATGAGGATGGCGAGGAAATGGAAAGGGTAAACCAAATGATCGTTGGTTCAACCCCAGAAGGTTATAGACTACTCTACCAAATGTTTGAAAAAGATAAACCTGATAACTACACACTTATTCAAGCTAGCGGTTATGAGAACATTCATCTACCTAAAGATTATTACGATAATCTGAAACAGATATATCCACCTGAGCTGGTAGACGCTTACATCAATGGTAAGTTTGTTAATATGTCCGTAGGTGCGGTATACAAGCAGTATGATAGAGAGAAATGTGATACTGATGCAATGTATCGAGATGGTGAAGCTATCCATATATCAATGGATTTCAATGTAACCAATATGAATGCAGTAGTATTTGTTGAGCGGGAACCTGTATTTACCGGGAATCCATTATTCCAGTATGAAGGTGCAAATGGTTTTCATGCTGTAAAACATCTTACAAATATAATGGATACTCCGGAGATGATTGAGGTTATCAGAAACAGATACCCTAGAAGTCCGGTATATTGCTACCCAGATGCGTCAGGTAAGAATACAAGCAGTAAAGGGTTTACCACTTCTGATATATCATTACTAAAAGATGCCGGTTTTCATTGCAAGTACCCTCAAAAGAATCCACGAATAATGGAAAGAGTTCAAAGTGTAAATTCTGCATTTATGACTGGACTTATTAAGGTAAATGTAAGAGAATGTAGCAAGGTAGCAGATGCACTTGAGCAACAGGTGTTCAACAAGGCCACTGAGCTACCTGAGAAGACGTCTGGAAGCTCTATCGATGATATAAATGACAGTTTTGGTTATTTTATTCACATGAAGTTTCCGATTAATAGAAATACAATGAAGACTCATACTTTAAAAGGGTTTTAATAATGGCTGACTCCGTAGAAATTAATTCACCACCGATGAATAGTGCTGTACTTGGTGCTCAAGCTCGTATCATGCAGAATGCAACAATAAGAGCAGGTAAAGACGTTCTTATTGCTAACAGAAGTACATATTTTATCCAGCTTGAAACTCAATCGGATGTTCAGTTTGAAGCTATGGTTAAAATGGCTCCGATGTATGTCCTCTACCCTAAAGTAACAGATGGTTTTACTGGCACAGTTTTTGCAAAAGAACCAGTAATGAAAGAAATTGAATTTAACGATAAGCAGAAAGAATATAACAAAAACTGCGATATGCTAGGCAATAGCATCAATGAGTTTAGTGAACGAGTTATCAATAGAGTATTTGAAGATGGCTTTTGTGCATCAATCAATGATTACTCAGATGAAGCAAAGCGTCCATTCCTTAGATTCGTTGATTCACATCAATTTGTATCCTTTAGAACTAGCTCAATAAAGGGCTACCCTGTCATAACTCAATTCATATATAAAGAAGAAGTTGAGGTCGATAATCCTGATAATGAATTTGATTCAGAAGTTAGGAATCGCTATATTGTATTAGATATGAAAGATGACAAGTATCGAGTGCGTAGATACTTATCAGTCAGTGTAAAAGATTTAGTATCAAAGCCTGAGTCAGAAAAAGTCTTGCAAGAAGGCGCAGACGTATATCCTCTGATAGATGGGAAGAATTTTACAACAATACCTGTAGTCATTCATGGTATTAACAAGAACAATTTCAGTATTGATAAATCTCCGCTACAAGATATATCTGATATGAACATCAGCGTAATCCAACGGGTTATAGACCAAGTGTATATGTTACACTGGACGGCTTTACCTACACCTTGGGTTACTGGTATTGATGATAAAGATAATCCGGGAACAATTGGTCCGTCAAAAGCATGGATTCTATCTAATCCAGAAGCTAATGTTGGTATGCTTGAATTTTCAGGTAATTCAGCAAGAGCGCATCAAGATTTTATTGATAACCTGAAAGATATTATGGCAAGCATGGGAGCGCAGATTCTCAAGAAAGAAGGTGTGTCAAGAGAGACAGCAACTTCGGTTCTTGTTAGGACAGCAGCACAAACTTCTATTATTTCAACGCTTGTCAACAATGTATCTGGACAGCTTCAAAGTCTATTAAGAACTTTCTTTGAATGGGGTGGCGTAACAATAAAAGAAGATTTTTCATTCAAGCTTAATAATGATTTCATTAAGATTGATATGGAACCGAATGCTCAGATAGCATTAGTTAAATCTTGGCTTGATGGTGCAATCTCTCATCGTACAATGTTCAATAAAATGAAAGAAGGCGAATTGATTGATACCAATCTCATCGTACAATGTTCAATAAAATGAAAGAAGGCGAATTGATTGATACCAATACAACCTTCGAACAAGAAATTGAAGAGATTGCTAAAAATCCTCCTTCTTTCTTTATCAAAGCATTAGAGTTAAAAAATGCTATTCAGCTTTACGAGAAAACTGGTAAAGGTGAAGAAGACGAAGGTGGTGAAGGTAACGAAAAGAAAAAGACGAAAGGTAGTAATTTAGAAAATGGTAACGTTAACAATAAACAAACTGATTAAGTAAAACACACAGGAGAAGTATAATGACATTTGACGAAATGAAAGCCCTTATGGGCGAAGGTGCAACAGACGACCAAATTAGTTTGCTGGAAAATAAAACCAAACTGTTAACGCAGATGGACAAGCTGAAAAAGAATCAAGTTCCAGAAGGTTTTGATGTAGAAGGTTATGAAACTTATAATAAAGATAAGGTAGAGTTTGCCAAGAAACAGAAAGAACTTGCCGACCTAGAACTTGAAGGTAAAGGTCAATGGGAAGCGTTGAAGTTACAACTCAATGAAACTCATAATACTGCTCTTGCTACGTTGACTGCTGAATCTCAAGCTGAAATTGGTTCACTTCGTACTGCTCTCGATAAAGAGTTAATTGAAAATACTTTGGTTAAAGAAATCAACTCTGAAAAAGGTAATGCTTTATTCCTTTTACCTCATATGAAAAACAGCGTTAAAACTGTATTAGGTGAAGATAATAAATATAGTCTTCAAGTTGTCGATGAAGAAGGCAAGCAACGTTTTGCTGATGACGCAACTACTCCGTTCACTCCTGCTGATTTAGTAGCTGAATTTAAAGCTAATACTAAATACGGTCTTGCATTTCCAGAGTTGAATGCTGGTAGTGGTGGAAATCCTGACACTGGCGGTAAGGGTGGTAATGGGGTCAATCCTTGGAAGGCTGAGACTAAGAATGTAACAGAACAGGCCAGAATCAACAGGGAGAATCCTACCCTTGCTACACAGCTTAAAAAGGCTGCTGGCGTACCTCTATAGGATTTACCTTGTAAAATAAATTGCCATAACTGCAAATAATAGCTTGACAATTATTATGTAGTTATGGTATTTTTATGCCTAATAGATACACCCCACACGTTCATGTTTCGGTTTGGCCGATACACCTCTGATTTGGTCGGAGAGGAATAAATTAATTTTTATAACTCTTTGGCGAATTGTTCTCCATAGAGACTACTAACCTTTAATGGAGAATTAAAATGGCCGAAGTTCGCCTCGTAGACATCTACGAACCTACAGCATTCAATGCTGCCGTCCAAGAAGCGGCAACAGAAGCAAATGCTTTCATCGCATCAGGTATCCTTGTACAAGACCCTCGAATTGACGCAATGGTTGGCGTTGGTGGTATGGTTGGCGAGTTACCTAACTTTAACCCAATGACTAACGACGAACCTGATTACACCACTGACGATCCGGGTGTAGATTCTACTCCTGCCAAAATCGATAGTGCTACTCAAATCTATCGTTTAGCTAACCAACATAAATCTTGGTCAACTATGGATTTAGCACGTCAATTAGCACTTGCTGACCCTCTTGGTGCAATCACTAGCCGCATTGGTCATTACTGGGCTGTAAATTCTCAGCAACGTTTAATCTCTTCTGCTGTTGGCGTATTGGCTGATAACATTGCTGCTGATACTAGTGACATGGTTATTGACGTTTCAATCATCACTGGTGATACAGCCGCTGCTGAAAACTTAATTCATGCTGACGCTGTAATTGATGCATTGGCAACATTAGGCGATGCTGCTGCTCAAATAAAAGCAATTGGCATTCATTCTGTTGTATATACAACTCTGCAAAAACTTAACCTGATTGCTTTCATTCCAGATGCTCGCGGTGAAGTAAACATTCCAACTTATCTTGGTCTGCGTGTTGTTGTTGACGATGCTCTACCAGTTGTACCTGCTGCAACAAATGGTTTCGTTTATACTTCAATCCTGTTTGGTCAAGGTGCATTTGGTTACGGTACTGCTCCTGCTCTTTCTCCTTCTGAATTAGAACGGAATCAAAGTGCTGGTAATGGTGGTGGTCAAGACATCTTACATTCTCGCTTCAATGAGATTGTTCATCCACAAGGTTTTGCTTTCTTGTCTACTGCGATTACTCAGGGTATCTCTGCAACTCGCACACAACTTGCAGCAGCTAACCAATGGGATCGCGTCTATTCAGATCGTAAAAACATTCCATTAGCATTCTTAAATACTAACGGTTAATCCATTAGTTTTTTAAGCTATCAAAAGATGGCTGCGATAATGTAGCCATCTTTTTTTTTATTTAAATGCAGGAGCATTAAAATGTTTGATAATAAAGATGACGATAAAAACGAAGATGAAACCAGTGCAGCGCCAGAAGAAACTGTTTCTGAACAAGAAGATTCTGTTGAAGAAGATTCTACAGAAGAAGTTGCAAAACCGACTTTGACTGAAATGCGTGCATCAGCTCGTAAAAACCGTGAAAGTATCAAAAAGAAAGAAGCTGAAAAAAAGTAATATTACCGGGTAGTTATTAATGACTGTTAATGTCTCATGGATTGGTAATGGTAGACAATTTACTGCGGATATTGGTTCTGATACAGTAACAGTAATTAAATATGCTGGTTCTGGTGGTACTCCGTCTGCTAGTGCAGCAGATGGTTCTAAGGAAGGTAATACGGCATTGACTGTACAGGTTACTAAAACCGGTGTGGCAATGTTCGTTACCTTACCTACTGCCTTAGATTTTGACTCCACAGAGTTAGGCGAGAATGAGTTAGGCGAGAATGTATATGTATGGGGAAACTTTTTAGCCTCTGCACTTCTCCTGACACAAGCAAATAATGGTTTTGGCGTTTGTTTATCTAGTGGAACACCAACAACGTCTAATTATTCATTGTTCAGTTTTTATGGCTCTGATAATTATGCTGGCGGTTGGAGAAGAATGGTACTCGACCCAACGAAAACTCGTTCAGGTGGTTCTGGTACT